CTCTCTTCTTCTTCATCCTGTCGCTCTCTCCAGCTTTTGGCTTACCCGCTGTCTTCGCACCTTGCTGACCGTAACGTATAAGCTTTACTTTGTTTCCTTCTTTGGCTAACACTATGTGAGACTTCTTGGGATGCTGTGGAGTTCTCTTGGGTTTGTTCACCCCAGATAACCCATGCTTCTTGAGAAGATTCTTTACTCTTGTGTTAGACATCTAGCAAAGGTAATAAAAACAAAACAGTCAGATTCCTGCTAGGTCATCAAGCAGATCACGCAACGCCTGTGTAGTGCTCCAGGAGGTCGCACCATTTGTTTTTAGCTGGTGGTATCTATCCCGAACAACCTGAATTCCAGCCAGCATATCCGAGTAATACTGTTGTCCGTACCAGTCGTTCATCAAGGCAATGTTCCTTTGTTTGTGCTCAGGCCACCTTGAATTTATTTCCTCTGTTGCACCTTCTTTAAGTGTCATGCCATTAGATGTTATGAGTTATAACAGTGCTGTTGCCGTCTTCAACGATCGCAGTAGTATCCAAAGCTGTAGAAAAGTCTGTCCCGTTATTGCTTCCCAGCACTTTAAAGTGAGTGGCATCATTAAAACCGCCATATATATGAAGTCTAACCGACTGAAAAGTTTTAGCCGAACTAAACTGAACTTGAATCCAATTATCAGCAGCTGTAGAAATACCTAACGACCACCACATGCTCCCAGCAGCCGCACCTGTAGTTCCGTCAAAAGCCTTCCAGGGAGCATACGTTGAGCTATGAGTGTATCCAGATGAAATGGTGATACCGCTAATACTAGTCTCGCTAGTTGCGTTGCCATCAGGCTCGTGGGTGCCACCTGCATTTGTATTAGGGAAATACTCTAGCTCAACCAAACCCGCTTTATTCGTGGAGGCATTGCCACTGCTGTCAACAAATTGAGTCCTCCAGATCCTGAAGTTAGTTGCTGCGGTAACCGCAAATGCTTTTCTTAATGTCTCGCTTCTTAGCTCGCCTACGTCAGCGCAAAATATTCTAAGTTCATACCCAGTTGCAACTGTGCCTGGAGCGCTCATGCTGATGTTTCCGCTGCTATCTATTGTTACATCAATAGATTGATCTACCCCGCTTGAATTAAATACGTTTGCCACATAAGTTGCAGTAGATATGTGGTTATCTATCGTCCCCGTCATCGTCGCGCCTTGTTGAGCGCTTGTTGGGAAAGTAGCTGTTGGCGTAGTCGTTTGCGACACATCACCCGAAGTAAGTATTTTCTTCCAAGTAGCCACTTAACTTACTTTTTTTCCTGGAGTTTGTACAGCCTTTCAAACTCTTTCTCCAGCTTAGTTATAATTACAGAAACTGTTTTTGCGTCAGACCCCTTAATCGTAGAATTTGATATTGCTTGATTTAGGATCTGAACCTCATTGATTTCGAGCTTCATTAGATTTAATTTTTGAGTTAATTTTATTTACAATGTCTGCAACTACGAAGACATCCCTACCCTCAAAATTAGATTTAGAAATAAGAGAGAGCAGGTAATTTAATTCTTGAGCATTGAAGTCTTTTACATCAATACCTTGCTTCTTTAATATGGCGCTCATTAAACCGTTCTAATGTACAATTTGTCATCTCCTGTGTCAAAGTGAAAACTACCTACACCACCAGCATTTCCTGATGGGGCTGTAGAGTCGTCACTAAACTCCATGATGGCGATAGGGAAGGCAGTCGTATTCCCTTCTGCCTTGACGACCATTTCGGTCAAGCCCGCACCATCCACAAAGCCCACAAAGGGAAGCTGTGTGCTGTCTGATGTGTCTATCTCAAGACCAGCAGTACCAGCGGTAGCAGCGTTAGCGCTACCAGAAGCAGCTGTAATAATGTGATCATTAACTGTTAATGTAGTTGAGTTAACAGTAGTGGTAGTTCCACTAACGGTCAAGTTGCCAGTTACGGTCAGGTTGTCTCCAATGGTAACCTCTGACGTACTGTGGCCGATTGTAATCGCAGTACCAGAAACGCCATGACCAATCTTTACAGCCTCGCTGCTGTTTGTAGTAACAATCTGAAGGTAGTCATTAGTTCCCTCTTGAATAACCAGTGCCTCCGCAAGATTGTCACCAATCGTAATAAAACTCTTTGCTGTATTGGCTCCAGAAAAATCAATATTCAAGCCTGTTGCCGCCGCATCAACAGAGATAGAGTCAGCGTTAATATCACCGACATTAGTGATGTTGTTATCATTGAAAGAGGTAGCCCCTAAAGATATAGTGCCAGTAGCTGTTAAGTTGCTACTTCCAACGTCAATGTTTCCAAAGCCAGAAGTAATAGAACCGCTGTCAAGAGCGCCAGTAGTGACAATATCACTACCACCAGCCAATGGGCTAAACGTAGAGGAAAGGGCCGTGCCATTCAGAGTAATTGCATCTGCCTCCAGTGTGCCGTCAACATCAACATCTCCGCTAATATCTAAAGACGCGGCAACGATCTCTCCGTTAAAGGTAGCCTTACCAGCTGCCGCCATATCAATATCAAGCGCTGTGATCGCAGAAGAACCGTCAGTTCCTTTGATTGTGAAGTTCTTATCTGCCGTTAATAACGTAAGCACAGAGTCGCCCGCGTTGGCGTTTGTAAGCTCTAAGACATCAGCAGCCGAAACCCTGAATGTAATTTCATTGTCAGCGGTGGCAAAGTCAATTAAGTTGTCTGCATCTCTACCGATCTTTAAATCACTAGCAAACGTATTTCCGCTAACCCCGCTACTAGCAAGGTTTACAATATCGCCTACCGTAGTTTTTTTAATATTGTTGCTATCGTTAGCATCAGAGACCAAAAGCTCATCGGCAGATGCAACACTGCTGCCAAGATCAGTAGCTCCATTAATGTCAACCGCGATAGTAACATCAGCATCAGAACCAATAAGAACATTATTATTTGTTCCCCCAGAAAGACCAGCGCCCGCGATAAGGTCTCTTTGAGCGTCTGCTTCCGTTAATATTTTCTTCCAAGTAGCCATCTATATTTTTTTTTGTAAAAGTAATAATTTATCAAGAAACCCCGAAGTAAAGGTTGTCAGAGACATCAGCATACATACCCCCCTCAAATGGAGTAGGCGGGGTTGAAAACCTCCTAAACTTAACAGTGCCGTCCAGATTTATGCTCCCAGTTCCGTTTGGAGTAAGCTGTATGTCGCCATTCGACGTGCTAGTAAAAAGAGAGTTAGCCTGAACGTCAAGGTTTCCCCCTAGCTGTGGGCTTGAATCAAGAGAAACATCTGTGCCTCCGTCAGATCCGTCAGCTCCTGCTGGACCTTGAATCCCCTGAATGCCTTGAGGTCCTGTTGGGCCAGTGGCTCCAGTGGGACCAGTGTCTCCTTTAATTCCTTTCTCGGTAACGACTAATGAACTGAAGACTGAAGAAGATACAGAAACGCCAGCTGCACTAGGAGATGTGGTGGTTAAAGATATGGGTTCAGGTATCGCCAGCGTTACATCCCCCGTGCTCTCTCTTTCAGTAACAGTTAATGAACTTGCAGATGGTGACGAAACAGAAACGCCAGGTCGGCTAGGGGACGTAACGTTAACCGAAATAACGTCAGGCACACTTAATGTTACCGAATCAGGCATATCAGTTCGATATATCTTCGTTCACAGTAAATGAACCTCTAAGAATGGTTGTAACGACATCGCCTACTTTTTGCTGAATATCGTACTCAAAAGAGCCGACTGGCAAGTTAGACATGGTGTCAGCAGATGCCGTGACATTTACAGTTCCGCTATCTGTAATATCTTTAAACTCGAAGCCGTTACTCAATCTGTTTTTTTGATCTGACGTTAGTCCCTTTGCGTCTGAAGTGGAGGGGGACAATGAGCTAGACGCAATAACTTCCCTCTCAGATAATCCAGATCTAGTTCTTTGGCGAACGGTCTTTACGTCCATCAAAAACTCATAGCCAGAGGTAGCCAGGGTTATAGCGTTTCCACTTGAATCATTTAAAGTGAGGGTCAAAGAAAACGTATCACCTCTTCTACAAGTGATGTCTAATCTTTCTGCTACATCTAAATTTACGCTACTAGCCATATCAACCTAATAATGAGTTTACAATGTCGTCCACACTGTCAGCTGCCTCTGGCAACTCACCCCGTGTGCCCTGTCTTTGAGAAATTAATTTACTCTGCTCAGCAGATTGCTTTTTAACCCTTTCATCTTTTCTGTCTTCTTTAAGGACTTCGAGCTTTTCTTTAAACTCTTGCTCATCGGTTTTGAAACCAAGTGTAGCCTGAGCCTTAATGAGTTCGATTTCTTTTCTGAACTGATGCTTGACCTGTTCGAGCTGACCCTCAAGCTGTGCCTTTAACTGAAGCTGTTGTGCTTCGAGCTGAGCCTCCATCTGCATTTCTTGCATCTTGGCTTGAGAGGCAGCCTGGGCAGCCTGCTGTGCGGACTGAGCCTGCGCTTGTGAGTTTTGCATAGCCATCTCCTGCATCTTAGCCATACGCTTTTTGCGGCGAACAACAAGAAGGCGCTCAGCCTGATTCACGTCCTTCATGTTTCGGATAGCAATAGCATCCTCAATGTCAAGTTCTTTTTGCTGAATAGACATCTGAATGTTTTGCTCCAGATAAACCCTGTCTTGATCCTCCATCTCCTTAACGACTTGAACGCCGAAGTTGTACATGGGAAGCTCGCTAAAAGAAGAAATAACAGACATGTTCTCCTTGCCTATTGCGTTCTCGTAAGCTTTGTACAAGACACAATCTGTTGGCAGAATCTGAATGCACTTTACGATATCTTCGCAAACCTTCTTATAAAGAATCATAGAGGCATTCGTAATGTCGTAGATAGCGTTATTTCCAGCTGCGATTGCTTGCTGCTGAACACCTACGAGCGTATCACCTTTTGGCGTGGACGCATCCATCATCTCGTTGATGCCCGTTGTGTCACGGATCATTCTAAGGTAGTGATTGTATAAACCGATCAACTCATTGATATTGCGGATGCTATTACCAATCTCTCTTACTGGAGGGTTCTGGAACCCGCCTTCTGGGTTCTTACTTCTGTAGTAGAAGACACCCGTCTGCTCGTAGATATCATGAAGGTCCAACGGCTGAAGCTCGCCACCCTTTCCAAGCTGTACGTTTTCTAATCCTTCAATATCAATAATCAATCCGTCAGGCTTTGCCTTTGCGATAGCTTGTTGAATCTTCAAGTGAGTTAACTGCAACATATCCGCGAATCCAGTGCAACTATCCACCATGGATTTGGGCATCATGCCACGTATGTTAGTGGCGACGGCAGAGTAAGAAAGCTTACACTTTGACAGATCGTGAATATTTTTTGGGACGTTTTTCATCATCCCATAATTAAATATCACACCAGATCCACCCATTACGTAAGACCCCCCGTAAAGAGTAGACACCTCCATTTTGTGAGGGGTTCTGTCAAAAACGCTCCCCTGCTTTTCTTCATAGTCAAACCCCTTCATAAAGAAGTTTGTATTTCCAAAACGATTTTCCTTTTCTTCGAAGTAAATACAGTCAACAGAGATGAACTCAAAATCAAGGACGTCTAGCATATACTCATCATACCCATACTCCTGACGCATAGAGTTTTTGTTGTATGATTTCTTATTGTACGAGTTAGGGTTGTTCCCGTACTTGCTCATCACGCTTTTCGCTATTTCTTCAAAAACAGACTCATCTAATTCGTGTCCAGCTAGACGCTTTAACTCTTGAATAGAAATGGTTTTAACGTGGCCCGCATAAATTAAATCATTTAATCCAGGATCCTCTGTATAGCTATGAATAAATAATGAAGGATCTACATATTCTGTTTTAATACCTTCGTTAGGGTCGTTACTTCTTTTTACGACCGCCATTCCCAAAGATACCAAATCGTTTACGCATCTCCGAAACACGTTGTCATTAAACGAGTTCCAAGAAAGGGTCATGTTGGTTCCGATCTGAGCGGCTATCTCAGCATCAGTTTTTACATTTGTTCCTAAGAGGATTTCAGCTTCTTCAAGACTATCAGGGAGTTTATCTGGATCTTCTCCAATAACCATCCCCGTGCTTTCTTTTAACTGCTGAAGCTGCTTTTTTGCTTCTACCTGTATTTCTATCCTTCTTTTTTTATTGTTCTTCTCCGAGGAAGAAAGAGGATCGACAGCCTCAAGGTTTGGATAAGGATTGCGAGATAAAATTTTATTTGCTACGACCCTAACAAACTTGGGAAGAATTGGAACTGGGGTGTAGTCAAGGTTAAGGAGGCTTCCATCTCCATCGTTTGGAGATAACGACCTTAAAAGTTTTTTGTAGACATTGGTATCTTGCGTCCCGTTTGCGTAATCTCTACTTCTTTCAAAAATAGAATTCCTTTTTCCGTACAAAGAAGAGGGCGATGTCATTTTTCCCCACTGGGCCTCCATGGCTTTTGCGTATTGCAATCCATAGGCCTTGCTTTTTTTAACCTCCGTGCTAACAAGAGGATCGGGAAAAGAGCTTTTACGCGAGTTGTCTGTGTAATTCATTTGTTGATAGCACTATAGGCGTATTTTGCAAATATAACAAATACAAGCTAGACCCTATATCTCCTGAAAAACACCTTCTCTTCGAAGTTTGCTCTTTCCTTTTTTTTCGTTTTTTGAGCGGCCAACAAACAAAGTCCAGAGCTAATAGTCAAGTCAAACTTAGTTCTCTTATCTATTTTAAATCCTATCCAGTCCTCTAGCGTTCTATTGAAATACATTTTGCCTACCTCGCCAGTTTCGTGATCTATGCCAACGTGCTCGTGAATGTATTTTTCTATTGATTGAGCGTGAGACTGAATAACATCTTGTGAGTTAGAGGGTATACCTTTTGTCTTAACATTAACATGTGAAGAACTGCTAAGCAAGTGTTTCGGCCTATCCATTAAGTAACCGTCGTAACCCCTTGATTCAAAGTATCTTACAATCCCATACTTGTTATTTTCTACAAGCAGTGGGTATCCATAATAAAATGCACACATCAAAACGTCTTCATAGAATATACTCGCCAGGTCGGGGCGAGAAGCATATTCAACGACAAACATATTTGATGGTCGATTCATAGAAAATTTATTGTACATGTGTAGGGCTCCTTTCGAACCCCTATTATCTACGGTAGCATCTAAATCATAAGAGTCAACCCCACCGCAGCCATATTCAGGAAATGGTGCAACCCTTTTGCCTCTATGTAGTTTTGATACATTTCGATCCTGAGACTCTGGCATCCAACACACTCTGAACCTGCCGTTCGGGGTGGGAGAAAAAACAACTTCTTTGTCTTTCTCTCTCCAAACAAAATTTCCTACTACAACTGGATTTGGAAATAGCTCATCATTGTGCTCAATCTGTTGATAGATCTTTCCGATATTAAATAAACTACCCTCAATGCTATCTCTAAATGCTTCATCCTCCGTGAACGGGAACTGCCTTGTCACCTCGTTTAGTTCTGAGGGGTTATCCTTAAATGACCTGCGCTCATTTTTCAAGTAGGTCTTGCTGCCGATAGCGATGAAGTCACCGTCAATTCCCTCTACCTCTTGCTCTGGATCTTCTATGACGGCGTTTCCATACTGATCAAAGAATCCTTCAAGCGCATCATAGGCTGGAATAAATATCCTGTATAGTCCTGACCTAGTTCTACCATTGGCATTTCTTTCATTTGGGTCTGAGTCATTCCACAAGCCTCTGTATTCTTTACCTCCTTTATTCATAGGGTTTACGGTGCTGCCCACAAGCGCCTTGCCAACGATACGCTTACCTACGATCAAGCAGGTTCGTTCAATCCTCCAGGCTTCACGTATGTCTGTAGGCTTCTCCCACTTACCCGCCTCGTCTAGATAAATCATGTGAAGCTTCTCACCGTCGTATGCGTTGTTAGTTGTATTCTTCCAGTTGATAACCGTGTTGAGCGCATCGCCCCTGTAAGAGGTCTTATTGTTTTTCGTAATACGCTTCGAGGGCTCTCTGAAGGCCAGCTCCATACGCGGGTTAGTGGTACCGTCCTGTATGGGCTTGAAGAAGAAAGGGTAGCTGCGAAAGATCGCAACTACTTTCTTCATGAAAATATTTTCTTGAGCGTCTTTACCAGTTTTTGACTGAATGCCCAACAGCTTTTCTTTAACCTGACTAGCCTCGTCCACAAGGACAGCAGAGCATATATTAGTGTAGCCAGAACGACGACACTTAGTATATAGCTGACCGAAACAACGGGGATCAGCTTCGCAAGCAGCCATGTGAAGAAAGATTTCTCTTTGGAAAGCGAGGTATGATGGGTATCCGATATCAATTTTAGACCATTGTAGAAACATATACTGTCTCCCTGTAATATACGTAGGGACCCCATTGTTGTAAAACCACACACCGTCGCGCCTACGCTGAAACTCTTTCTCGACGTAAGAACGAAACTTGTTTCGAAACTCGGCAGGCTTCTCGAACCACTCATCCATACTGCGAACCCTTTGCAGTTCTTCGGGCAAAGGAATGCGTTGCCACATCTGCAACTCCTTTGGTTTGTCATGGAAGAGTATCTCAGATCGCTTCGGTTTCTTTGGAAGAACAACGAATAGCCCATGGAGCTCAACATGCTCTCCCTCTGTACCGTTAGGGTCGATCTTAATCCCTTTAGTCTCATAACCTTCTATGTCTACTAGTACGGACATTTAATTTAATTGGTACACCCGACAGGATTCGAACCTGTGACCGTCTGCTTAGAAGGCAGATGCTCTATCCAGCTGAGCTACGGGTGCATATATTTATCTTTAAGTAACCAGCCGTATTGTCTTGATTATCAAAGTTATAGTCGTCCCAGTATATCAAACCACTTGGGTTATTTTGAGAATCGTTCCGCGAATCCTCCTGAGTAGTCTTTTTCTTTTTCGATTGATCCATTGTCTTGTAGCTCTTTAACCATTTGTTCTAAACGCTGACGTTCAATCAGCAACTCCTTACAGTCAATAGCTGTTTGTTTAATGGATTGCAATTCTGCTTTCCTTGCAGACCCACCAGCCTCTGGGTCCACAGGTTTCTTGACTTCTTCAATCATGTTGTTAATGGCAACCTCCATGCTTGCCATCAACCTCTTAGATGCGCTAATCGTGGTGAACTTAGACATCTTCCTGGATATCGTAAACGTAAACGGGTGTTTTCTCCCCCAAGTATGAACCAGCGATGTTGTATTCAAAATACTCAACAGCATCTTCGTAGCTCATATCCTCCATGAGGATGTCAACTATTTTTCTTACGCTGTAAACGGCTCTGGGCTGAACCCCATAAACAATTCCTATTACGGCCTCGTTGAAACCGTCAGCGATCAAGCACTCCTCGTCTTCCAGGAGCTGCCAGGTGTCTTCTTTGCTAAACATGTCAGAGCTCCTTATACATTAAGTCTTGGATACGGGTGCGGTAGTATTCCTTCCCGTCTATCTTGATGCGATAGTCGCGGTTCTCTTTGAAGCCCACCACGTCTCCTACCTTCAGCCCTACTTCTTCAACCCCAGAAGACGTAAATGCGACTCTACCTCTTGTTGTTGGTTTCTCTTTGAGCTTAACAACTTCGATAATTTCCGATTCTTGAACTTCCTCTTCTTCGACGGGTTCAAGAAGGCTCCAACCCGCAAGAGGGTGGATAGAGTTAGTGTCGCTATCTTTAAAAGCAATAGCTTGATTATTGATAGCGTGATCTTCATCGTACCTGACAAGGTAGTGATTATCATTACCAGTAAGTGGTTGACCTTCGTTGACAACCACGAGGTGGTGGAAGTAAAGCGTGTCTCCAGGCTTGACACCAGTTTCATACTTAAACGGGACAGCCACGACAGGCCCTTCTGTAACTCTGTTTTCAAACTCATTGAATCTATTGTCTATGTACAACTCTAAACCACCAGACGTTGTGATGGTGTCGTTTATCGTTCTTTCTAGTTCGACGATAAACAAATTAAATGTTTTCATTGATTAAATTTTAATACCCTCCGCTACCTCCGCGTGTAGGCATGGACCTTACGGCGGGCGTTGGTGTTACTGGTCTAGTGGTGGTTGGCCTAGTAATAGTTGGCCTAGTAATAGTTGGCCTAGTAGTTTCCTGTTGAATGATCGGTGGTGGAACTACTGGAGCACGAGGAGGAGCAGGAGGCGTAAAGGTATTCCTGTTTTCCATCCTTTCTTTTACGAGTCTGTTTACTGGGGTCAAGGATTCATGAAACCTATCAACATGAACAGCGCCTACCATAGCGCCCTCTGTAGGATGCACATGGTAGTACCCTCTGTACCTTCTGCCGTTTGGCAGTTTAAACTCAGATCCGTCGGTAAATAAGTTTTCTGTTTTCATTAGAAGTTGAGGTCGTATTCCAAAACGCAAGACATTTCATCTATGCTTTTCCATAACATAGTTCCGTCTTCGTTTTCAATGTAGATAAGATATCTCTGCTTTCCAAATTTGTGAAGGTGCCTGTCATCTTCTACAATAGCTGACACCTCTCCGCTCCCTGCTCGCATACCCACATAGTAGGCCATGCCATTCTTGGGGTCTTTGCCGACCACAATTTTTCTAATAAGTCCCTCCATTAGTTTAAAGATATTCCCATGCTCCCAAGGAGATCTTCAAGGTCCTCGTCCTCATCCGAATACGCATTGTCCATAACGGTCTTTATGGTTTCAAGCTCCTGCCTGCTTTGAAGGCTAAAGCTGTACATGGTCTTCATCTCCGTCTCTTCGTCACCAGCTTCGATTGCGTCTAGGTCGAGAACACCCACCACGATAGATGCTAGCGTTCGATCTTTCATGTCAAACTCATCTATGGTCTCCTCCATCTTCTTAACCAGAGAATACATTTCAGCAAAGAAGAGAGTGTCGTTAGGGCTCATGATGTAAATTCGTTTGTATCAAAGATACAACATAATTGAGATGCCAAAATCGACAGTGAAAAAAACGCGCATGTTTAGAGATTTCTCTAAGATGCCGTCCAGGTTTGTCAAGCACAACCACCTAAAAAACTTACGGAGCGCTACGAACGAGTTCCTGGAAGTAAACCCAGAGCTTACCAAGTCGTATCTGCACTTACTCTTATTTGTATACGACTTAGAGTTCTTTACTATCTCGTGGCTAGCAGAGAACTACGGGATGAACAGAAAGAACTTAGCAGACAGAATGGTGTACCCGCTAGTTCTTGCAGGGTATCTGTACAAGCACTTCGACAAGCTTACCCCATCTCAAAACCTGGAGGATCACTTGTTCCGTGATGAGACTAAATACAATTACAGAGTTCGCTATGCGCTGTCGCAGAAAGGTAGGCTAGCGGTGCAACGTTTTTACAACTCGCTTTAGCGGCCCTGTCCTCTGTAAGACTTCTTGTAGCTTTTGCTATGCTTGTTGCTTGAAGTCTTTGTCTTAGCGTGGACCCCTGGACGCTTCTTCTTGGTGTCGCCAGGAGCGTAGTTAAATACTTGTTTAGGCATTTTCTACTGTGTAATAAACTTTATTCTTTTCGTCTCTGCGGGCTCGCTTAATCTGTTTACGGTTTCGCCCTACAGATTTGTACGAGATGTGTACCCAGTTAGGCTCTTCGTCATCCCCGAACTCCCAGATCATCTGGTCCCACACCAGGTTGTCTTTCACGAAGTTGAAGATATCTGCATTTGTGATTCGACCGTACACGTCTGCGTCTAGGTCTAGCGCCTCACCTACCATGTGCTGCGAGTATCTGCTCCCCCCGATAGCCTTGTTCAGTTGCTTGCCTCTGTATCCAGAGCTAACAGCAATAGGTACACCAAAGTGATCTCGGATAGGTTGAAATACGTTTTCTGCTACAGCTTTGAGGTTCTCAATCTCCCAGTCTTCGGGTGTGTTATCGATCCCAAGGCGGCTGGCCGTGTTCGACTTTACGACCTCTTTCAGCGATAGGTTTTTGCTTAACTGCATTTTTATTTGCTACCCAGCTAGGGTTGATTCGTTTTAATTTAGGGTTGAAGTAGTTCTTACTACCCAAGGGCCTTAATTTTGGCCTGGATAGTAGCTACATCTTTTGCCCTTGCTTGTTCCGACCCGTAGTTTGTCTTGGGGTCGTTAGCGATTCTGAGTTCGTTCATCAAAGCTTTGCGACGCTCAGCCTTTCTTGTAGGGTCGTTTACTCCACCTTTCTTATAAAGCTTGCCCCCCTTCTTCATCATCTCATAGAGTGACGCTTTATTAGCCTTAGTCTTCTTTTTATGCTTCATGCGCTTGCTATAAATACCTCTACTTTGACTGAGTTTGAGCCTGGGTCAACCAAAAGGCTCTCTAAGTCTGTAAGAGAAGTTACAATGTTTTTCTGATCGTCATCAACAGCGATGCCGTCATGCACAGTTCCAGATATAAAGCTTCTACCAGCTTCCAACAACACAGTGCAAGACGAATCTGCTGTGCCATTTTCAGCTGTAGATATCTGCAAGGACAGATTCACCGAATTAGTATCATCAAGGTTGGTTACTCGAATGTACTTCACATCATCAATGTCAAAACTGGGCTTTCCTGCGGTGGTAGCAGTCGTCGCTTCAAAAGAAGCAATCGTAGTGTCTGCACTGGCGGGGCAAGTAACAATCCTTTTATAAGACTGATTGATGCTGGCAATATTAAGGGTGTTTATACCACCCTGTTGAGCGCCATTGAGCGTAAGCTCTTCTTTAATTGATACGGTGAGTACTCCCATACCGCAAATATAGCTTATTTATTTTTTTTCTTGAAGAACTCTATCTGCCCCAACCTCTTTACAGCGGCCTTCTTAGTCAAGAACTTACCCAACAGCTTCCCCTTCTTGCTGCGGATCTCGTAAGTATTCTTTTTTTTGACAATCATAAGGACAGTTTTCGTGCCTATCACAGCTATATTAGTTTGATTTACGCTTCATAGAGTCTGTTTAGTGCGTCTACGCACTTAATCTTGGATAGCTCCTTAGTAAAAACAGCTTCGAAGTGTCATCGCTAACAATGCTTGGCAAAGTTACAGCTTTTTTTTTAGAAAGTCAAGTCAGAAAAACTGCTTTAAGTAGCATTTCTAAGGCTCTGATCAACAGCATATTAAAAGGTAAAAGGGGAGACAAATCCAGGGGGGTATATATGTGTCCACTTTTTAAAAAACGGTGTGTAATACAGATCCTGGGGATTATATATAGTATGTAGCAGTTGCAACTACGTTGC